GATTACCGCGAGCATAACCCACACTGGAAGCCTTAACATCAATATAAGTCCGATAAACATAAGCCTTAAAAATCACCACGCCCTTTTCTTCATCATTGGAAACTAACTCAGTAATGATTGCACCGTCAGGATATTTGCTATAGAAGTTGTGGATTCTTTCGTCCACCGTTTCGTAATCGTTTAAGTTAAACATCTAGTTGTTGTATTCCCTTCGCATATTCAATTTGTTCCTTCAGTGTCCATGTTTCGCCGTTCCAATCCTGCACATAATCTGCGCATGCTTGGCAGTAATGGCGAACTATTATTTTGCCGTGGCGTTTGCTTGTTATTTGCCAAACAGCCTGAGTCTGGCCACGCCAGTGATTAGTGCCCCAACGCAACTTGCAATAGCAGCACCAAGTTCCGCGTGGTGACCTAGAAATCATCCAGACAATCCCAATCTTTGACCGCGAGTTCTCCGGCAATTGCCATATAGGCCACGGCATCCGTCCAATTATCGTTAACTGCTCTAGATTCCATGATGCGTGCAAGTTTGACCAGTGCCATACAGATTGCAACGTCCATTGGGTCAACTTCTCGTTCAAAATAGTCTTGCCACAACTTTGCAGTTCGTAACATTGTGAGGTCGTAACTACCATGCGTGAGCCCTCTTTCAAGTATCGTGTCACTGGCATTAGTCAAAATGTCTTTCGCTCGCAACGAACTTGCCCCTGTTGTATCCATCCCTGTAGCCCCTTTTGTAGTGATTGTTTTTGAAGTTAATTAACCAAGTTGTAAGAACTAAACTAATAATAAATGACCACATAATGTATTCCAGCACTTCTCTACTCATGATGCCACTTCCTCTGTGACACCAAATACATCAAGAAAATATGCTGCAATTGTTCGTTTGGAAAATCGTCCCCGCTTACTTTTTAAGCCTAACTTGTTATGCGCATAATCACGCAATACATTGGCGTGAACGTAGTTTTTGCCGTCTGTGTAACAGCGTGTTTTCGGGTCAAACCTAATCATTGCCCTAATACCCCTTTCAATTGGTATTTCAATTACCAATTACAGGGGTTTAATTGCTATTTGTCAACACCCGACACGCCGGGGTCTAGCCGTATCTTTTACCTTCCACTACAAAACTGCCTTGCTTATCTATAGGCACGGCTATGGGCGTTGTGCCCTTTTTGTCCACATAAAGGATGCCAAAACCCTTTTGCCAGTTGAATGTCCCACGCGTGTAGAAAGCCTGTTTCTCATCCATCAAATGACCTACTTCAAGCCCACGCAGAACACGCCCTAAAACGCCCCCAGATGCCTCCGAGAAGGCCGAAACCCCCAGCCTATGGGTGTGACCACATACCACGCTCTTTCCATGCCTTCTAGCGGCTCCTAGGGCTGTTAAACCCGCATTGTGGTTTATGGCTTGCTCATCCCCATGTACCATAATCCAATCATGGCTTATTTCATAGGGCTTACGGTGAAACTTAATGCCAAGGGTCCTAAAGCCCATAAAGTTTTCATACTCTAGTTCGGGCAGGCCAATCAGGCCGGGAAGTCTATTTGCTAAGGATTTGTAAAGTCGGTCTGTGTGGTTGCTTCTAACAATGTGTGTGATGCCAAGTTCATAGAGAACGCTTTGAGCAGTGTTTCTATCGCGGCCAATTGTGCCGCTCCACTCATCACGCCCAGTGCTCCAACGTGAAATGGTCTGGAAATCCAACTCATCACCAACGCATAAAACGTCATCTGGTTTGTATTTTCTGATAAACCCTGCAAGGCTTCTAACTGCTTTTTCGTCATGAAATGGGACTTGTAAATCTGATATGACGATTATTCGCTTCATTCGTCTTCTTCGTCATCTTCATAAGGGCTATGGTCAGGATTTTCAACAATCCATTCAGGCAAACGCATTGTTTCTTCAACATACCATCTTGCGCGGTCTTTATCCCATCCGGCGCGCACTAATGCTTCAAATACTTCTACAACGGCTGTAGCCCAATAATCTAATGGGCGCAACGGTTCGCGTGAGTCGCGCGCTGCTTGGCGCTCCTTAGATTTACGCCTTGCGGCGCGTTCTGCTTTTGTTGGTTTTTTTGCGCTCATTAGTAAGCAATTCTAGAACCATGTTTTCTAATTTTTCAATTCGTTGCACAATGTTTGATTGTTCAATGATGCCGGGCACTTCATGCCGGATAATGTAACGAAGGCCAGCGATTATTAAACCGCAGCACGATAGGATTGCTGCAACAAATGCAGCCCATTCAGCAGGCGTCATCTCCGGCCAAATGCCACGTCTTTGGGATTAAGCCATCTAATTATTACCGGGGCAACGGCTGCAACAGCACTTGTTAGTATCGTTTGCGGATTCCAGCCCACTGCCAAGTATGTTGCTAACGCTGCCGCTAGAAATGACCTTGCCCAACTTGCGCTTGCGGCCTTTAAGTTTTCCATTTATCGGTTCCCCTGTGAGTAGTGGCGTTCTAAACATACTGCCATCAAAGTCACCCTTAGCAGTAAAACTTACATGTATGTGGTTTTTGTGGGGGTTTATCCCAGTGTATTTTCTCCATTTGTAATTTCGTTTGTAACTGGCAATTTTACCATCAAAAATAATGTACGAAATTCGCTTATCAACTCGGGCAAGTAATCGTAACTGGTCCGCAAAATCATAAGCCGTTTGTCTGTTGGGTGTGAAATCAGCGTTAAAGTCGTAGGCACGTACAATTCCCGAAGCAGCATCAGGGTTATGGTCACTGCGGCGGGCGGCATGCCTAGCGTCCCCAAGCCACCCCTCTGGAGCCACTCTAATTCTATTGGGGAACGCATCGTCAATCTGCTCTCGCAGTTGTACGCCTGCTTTGCATAATTTAGCCATAATCCTAGTCTATCGCGTAAGCACTCTTTTGGTGAATTAGACCTAGATTCCTAGTGCTTCTTTAAGGTCATTTAGGTTTAATCCTACCGAGGCTAGTTTGTCTGCAACTGTTGGCTCAGGTGCAACATAATCTTCAGCCGCTTCCAATATAACTTCAATAGACGGAATTGGTTCGGAATTTTCCCACAGGACTATTTCTTCACCACTTATCACCCATCCACTATTAAAACCTAATTGCATTAATCCTTGACGCAATTTTTCTGACATTATGCACCTACTTCTAATAATACTATTGTGCTTCTGACTGCCTGTGCTTGGACTGTCACAGAACTTGCCGCACCGGGGTTAGCAAATTGTGTTTTGTAAGTTGTTGAAGATGTTGTGCTTGGAGAATCTAAATAAACAATTGAATGATTAACTGCTGCTTGTTTCAAGGTTGTTGCAGTATGCAACATATCTCTAGCCTCGATTAATTGTGTAGCACCTCGCAACAATCGTAAATCAACGCGATTCAAGGCATTTCCATCACTACGCACGATACCCGCTTGTGATACTAAAACTAGAATTTTACTACTGGCAGCACTAGGAGTAATGCTGGCAGATAAATTAGTGTCAGCATATGTCGCACTACTGCTCGAAGTTTCAGTAGTAGTACTTGCATCAACTACTTGTAAAATTTTTCCACCACCCGCAGCCGCAGCCCACTTGACCTTATATGGAGAAACTGTGGTATCGGCGGTTAAAACTTGACCTGTTGTGCCAATTGGCAAATTATCGTAAGTGCCATTTCCAGTTCCAACGACTATGTCACCGGACGCGGTGATTGTGGTTGCCATATCATTAGTCAAAGTAACTGCGCCAGTAGTGCCACCACCAGTCAATCCAGTACCCGCTGCGACTTCGGTAATATCGCCTGTACCGGATACGCTAACCCACGCACTGCCATTGTAAACTTCTGTAGCGTTCGTATCTGCTAGATAGGAAATCATTCCTTCTGCTAGGACGCCTGATAATGCGCTTGTACGTGCTGTTGCATTAGCAAACACCATTACGGTTTGTTGCATTAAGTAAGTATTGACTTCACTGGCAAGCAAAACGTCCCCAGTGTTGAACAACTTATATCCTGCGCCTGCCATGTATGCTCCTTAGTAACTTAGGGC